TGCTCGATCTGTGGTTTCTGCTGATCCGTTGGACGTTGGCACCAACCTCCTGCAGCAAAACATTGAGGAGGCAGTGAAAGGCCCAGGCGCATTGATGAAGCTGACGGCCAGGCAGGGCGCGATCATCCGGATGCCCGATGGCACGAGCGTCAAAAAGGCGTTTCGTGGTTTGGCAGAACGGCAAGGCGAGCTGTTCTCGCGTGCGGTGCTTGATGGCTTGCTCACTGGTGAAAGCACAGCAGCGATTGCCCGGTCGTTGTATGGCGAGCTGGGGTTTTCGACAGAGGCCCTGACCCCGCGGCAGGTGGCACTAGCTCAGACCGGCAACGCTTGGAAGATGGCCAAGCACCAAGTGCGGACGTTGGTTCGGACCAGCGTTAACGCTACGGCCAACGCAGCCAGCCAGCAGGTTTACAGGGCAAACCCAGAGGTCACGAAGAAATATCGCTGGGTTGCAACGCTGGACAACCGCACATCACCAATCTGCCGCAACCTTGACCAGTCGGTTTACGAGTACGGCAAGGGCCCAACACCAGCCAACCCGCCGCACTTCAACTGCAGATCCACGACCATCCCGATCATTGATTACGAGGGGCTGGGGCTGAGCACGCCACCAAACACCCAGGGCTACCGACCGACCACAGAATCAAGGCCCAACAGCAGAGATCCTGATGGTGGCCGGGTGCCGGTCAACGTGAGCGCAGCGCAGCACATCTATGACCTGCGGGGCACGACTAAAACAGGGCGCAAGTCAAAGTTCGAGCCAAGTGCGGCCCAGGCGCGGATGCTGAATGGTGGCAGGGACACAGCAGCAGGCAGACAAAAGGCCCGTTACTTCAACCGGCTGGCTGATCGCTATGGCCCTGATGGGGCGATGAAACGGTTCATGCGGACCGATGGCACAGAGGTGAGCCTGACCCAGCTGCAGCAGCGTTACGGCAAGCCCGACAAGATCACAACCACAAAACCCAAAGCCAAACCCAAGCACACAACGCAGGATCTGCGTGATGAGCTAGAGCGGGCTAAAGCAAAGACGGCCGCGGCCAAGGCAGCTGCAGATAAGGCAAAGGCAGAAGCCGACAAAACGAGGCGTGCGCTTGAAGCCGAAACACGCAAGCAAAAGGCCTCAGCGCCTTCAAGCGGAGACCCATTGCAATACGTTGCCGGGCATCAGCTCAGCAATGGCAGGGCAAAAATCGGAGCGACTGAAGTTCAAAGCAGCTTTGCTGAACTAGCCAAAGGCAACACGGAATCGGCTAAGAATTTTAGGGACATGATGCGTTTCCAGGAAAAAAATGACCTGAGCACCATCTGGTCAACTGGTCGCGAAAAAATGCCAGCTGATTTCAAGCATTGGACTGATTCAGAGGCTTTTAGGTCTAGCCAAGTTGCTGCCATCGCTCGTGGCAAAAAAACCATGCCCACAGGCGGCCGCATCAAGGATGAAGCCAATATCTCCAACATTTACAACGAAAAGCTGTTGAGGGACATCGACGAAGGCTATTTCGGCAGCCGCATCACTGCCCTAGGCAAGTTGAAGTCAGGCGAAGCCGGGCACACCGCCAACAGCTTCGGCGCGATCGTTGTGAAGCAAGGCAGTCATCAGGTCAGCATCAACGCTTCAAGGGCTGAACGAATCCGTGCAGCGACCAGGGAGACCGTAAGAAGCTCAGCGGAGGGCCGTCCTAAATATGTGACGTATCAAGATCTAATGAAAAAAGGCACAGTGAAGGCCCCTGAGGATTGGCTGATGACCTATGTCCATGAGATGGGCCACCAAGTTCACTATGCGGCTGGCGTGCCTCAGTTCAGAGGGATGCTGCCAACAGATCTGCTGCAGCGTGCAGCTCAAAACAACATGGACGGCATCAAAGCTCTGGGTGAAATCAAAGCAAAGACGTGGAAACCGTCAAAATATGGAGACAGCAACGAATACGAACGCTTTGCTGAGACATTTGTCCAATACGTCTTCGCCCCGGAAGAACTCAAAAAAGCCAGCCCAGACGCTTACGCCTGGGTTAAAGGCGCACTGGAGAAGGGCCTCAAATGACCGTTGATGAAGCACTACAGCTGGTCGGAACCTGGCCGGTCAATCGCAGCGTTCCGCGAAAGCTGGCTGATGCGATAAAAGCTGCCCGCGGCCTTGATCGTGCACAGCTGAGCATGATGACCGAAATCCTTATGGCTGCTTCCGAAAAAGCCGCTGATTATGAGCTGATTGAGAAGTACCTAGGCTGAAGTTAGGCTGTAGGCACCTGCTGCCCTCCCATGCCTAAAGGCCCCGGCACCTACGGCTCACAAGTCGGCCGACCACCTAAGAAGAAGAAGAAGGGAGGCAAGAAGAAGTAATGGCCCGCAAAATGCGGCGTGTGCCAAAGGACAAGGCCACTGGCCTGCCTAAGAAGTACCTTTCGGGTGCTAAAAACCGCGCTGCCAAGGCCCGCGAACTTAAGCGCACCGCCGAGGCTTACAAGCGCGGCGAATTCATCGACATCAAAGCCGTTTCAGCATCGAGGGTGAAGCAAGGTGGCACCAAAAAGAAAACCACTAAACGAGGCAACAAAAACCGCACTAAAAACAAAGGCTAAAAACTCCCGCTTCACCTACGAGCAGCTGGAGAAGGTCTACCGTCGCGGCCAAGGCGCTTACTTGGCGGGCGGATCGCGCAACGTGTCCATGGAGGCCTGGGCTATGGGCCGGGTCAATAGCTTTGTGACTGGTAAAGGCAAGGCAAGGCAGGCAGACGCTGATTTGCTGCGGCCTAAATCCAAGGCAAAGCCCAAGGCGAAACCAAAAACCAAGGCCCGCACAAGGAAGCGAAAGTAATGGCAGCTATCAATCACCCCGACGGCGGCCGGTTCCAGGGCTACGGCAAACCCAAGATGACCCCTGACCACCCGAAATATGCGGCGGCGGTTGTCATCAAGGAAAACGGCCGTGACCGTCTGATTCGGTTCGGCCTTCAGGGTGCTGATCGTTTTCCCAAACGTAAAGGCGAAAGCAAAGCCGACGCAGCTAAGCGCGATGCTTGGAAGAAACGCCATGCACAAAACATTCGCCGCGGCCCAACTTCTGGTGCTTACTGGGCGAATCGTTTTCTTTGGTAGTAAATTTGGCGTGCAATTAACCCTGCGGGTTACACATGCCTGAAGAGGTAAACGTTGAGACGGCTGCGCCTGATCAACAAGATCAAAGCCAAGAAATCCAGCGTTTGATGCAGCGCATCGAAGCAATGGATGCCAAGAACAAAGAACTGCTGAACGAAAAGAAGAAGTTCGCAGATCTTGAAGGCCGCCTGTCGTCTTTGCCGCCTGGCACCGATGTGCAAGAGCTGTTGGAGTTCAAGCAACGCACAGAGCAAAAGCAGCTGGAAAGCCAGGGCAAGTACGACGAGGCCTTGACCGCTAAGCAGCAGCAGTTCAAAGAGGTGCTGGAGCAAAAGGACCAGCGCATCAGCGAGCTAGAGGAAAAGGTCCGCAACCTTGAGCTGATTAACCCGGCGATTGCGGCCCTAAGTGAGGTGGTTCACGACCCCGATCTGGTGCTGAACAACTTCATTGATCCGCGCAAAATCAAGATTGAAGACGGCAGGCCGATGGTTGATGACGGCGGCCCGCTGCCTGTCGGCATCCAAGACTGGGCCCGTAGCAAGTTCTCTGAGGAGCGGCGCTACATCTTGAAAGAGCCAGCCCCCAGTGGCAGCGGTGCCCCCACTGCACGGGCAACACCCAGCACATCGGGCCTAGATCCTGAAACGATCAAGCTATTTGCACAGGGCCGTCAGGACATTCAGCACGAGATTTATGACCGCGAAGGTGCTGACCGTTGGAAGGCTTATCGCAGAGCTGCGGAGCAATACAACGCAAGGTAAGATTTCAACAACAGTCTCAAAGCTGCGCCGCGAGACTTAGGGCTGCGCCCGAACTACCTGTAAACCCATTCGGAAAGTTATGGCCACCAGAAGGTCGGACATTATCATCCCCGAAATTTTTACGGGCTACGTTGAAGAGCAAACAACCAACCAGGACAAGTTCCTGCAGTCTGGTGTTGTTGCTCCTCTCGCAGCCCTTAATGCTTCGGAGGATGGCGGCGATTTCGTCAACATCCCAAACATCAAAGCCAACCTGACAGGTGACTTTGAGGTGATGAGCGACAGCACATCACTGACCCCCGGCAAGATCACTGCTGATAAGCAGATTGGTGTTGTGCTCCACCGGGCGCGAGCCTTCGAGACACGCGACCTCGCCACCCTGGCAGCAGGCACTGACCTGCAAGCCGCAATCGGCAACAAGCTGGGCGCTTACATCGCGCACCAAAAGCAGAAAGATCTCATCTCCTGCCTGCAAGGTGCTTTCGGTTCACTAAACGCCAACAGCAGCAGCTCCGCGCTGTTCAACCTGTGCCTGGACTCTGAGTCTGGCGACAGCCCCGCGGTGCTTTCAAGCCGTACCGTCTCCCGTGCCCGCGCACTGCTGGGCGACCAGGGCGACAAGCTGAGCGTCATTGCGATGCACAGCAACACCTACTACGACCTGGAAGAACGCAACGCCCTGCGTTACATCGACACCTCCGACGTTCGTGGCACCACCACCACGCAGTCCGGTGGCGATATGACCAACACCTTCGGCAACCCCGTGGTTGCTGAATACATGGGTATGCGTGTTGTGGTGTCAGATGACATCCCAACCACCGGCTCTGGTGCTTCTACTGAGTACGGCGTCTTTATGTTCACGCCCGGCGCTGTCGGCACTGGTGAGCAATCTGCGCTCCGTACTGAAACTGATCGTGACATCCTTGCGAAGTCATCGGCCGTCAGTTTCGACCTCCACTACCTGTATCACCCGATCGGGATTAAGTGGGCTGTAACTACAACCAACCCGAACCGCACGCAGCTCGAAACCGCTTCCAACTGGTCGCTGGTTTATGAGACCAAGAACGTGGGCATCGTCCGGGCGACGGTTGTTTCTAACCACGACTGACGGAGGTAACTAACCATGGCTTCAATTTTTGAACTTGAGTCCCCGACTTTTGCGCGGGAAACCTCCGGCATCACCGTCGTTGCTGCTGGCAACGAAGCAACCACCCTCACCGCTGCTCAGTGTGTGGACTCTTTGGTCCGCATGACCCCCAGCGCAGGCCGCAACGTGACCACCGCAACTGCGGCGGCCATCGTGGCTGAAATCGTGGGCTGCAAGGTTGGCTCTTCTTTCCGTCTCATCCTGCGGAACGAGGCATCTGCCACCCATGCAATGACCCTGGTGGGTGGTACGGGTGTGACCCTGCACTCTGACAACACCAACACTGCTGCTGCTGCTGCCACTCGGGAGTTCATCGGCGAAGTGACTGCTGTTGACAGTGGTTCAGAGGCGATCACCATCTACTCCATGCCTTCGGGCGCTCACTGATGGCTCTATACGCTTTCCGGCGTATGAGGGAAAGGCTGGCCGCTTCTCAGGAGGCGGCCTCTCTTCCTTCACAAGAGCAGCCAGAATCCAAGAAAGCCCCGGTAAAGGAGGCCAATGGCAGTAACAATCGACGCAACGGTGGGCGGCGCAAGCGCCAACAGCTACATAACGCTGGATGACGCCAACGATCTGGTGGACGCCATGGTGTCCAGCACAGACGTGTCTAAATGGTCCACTGGCACAGACGACACCCGCAACCGTGCGCTAGCTACTGCCGCACAACGCCTGGACCGTGAGCGGTTTCTAGGCGCAAGAGCAACCAACACGCAGGCCCTGCAGTGGCCCCGTGATGGTGTCCGCAAGCCTGACAGCTACACCCCGGTGTATAGCTTCGGTTTTGCGTTTCGGTCGGTCGTTGATTACTACACAACCACCGAAATCCCAGATCAGGTCAAGCGGGCCCAGGTGGAGCTGGCCGTTTACCTGAAAAACAATGTCGATGGTCTCGGCCTGAGCGGTTTGGAAGACTTCCAGAACCTGCAGGTTGGCTCCATCAACATCACCCCCAACTTCTTTGGTGCTGTCGGCGCTGATCGGATCCCACCGATTGTTGAGCGTTATCTGACCGGGCTAAGGATTTCTGGCCCAGGTAACATTGCAATCAAGCGGAGCTAATCATGGGCATGAGTTACGACGTTGTTGCTTACGAGCACGTCTCAGATGACCAGGCCCATACCGGCGATTTCGTCGGCTTGGTTGCCTACAAGGCCACCACGATCGACGCGATGACCGCTGAGCAGGTCTCAGGCAATGCCCTGAGCAGCATGGCTGTTGCGGCTGGCACTGAGATCTACATCAGGTTTACGTCAATCACCTGCGCCAGTGGCGGCGGTCTGTTCCTCTACAAGGCCTGATCGATGGCCCTTGGTGATCTGATCGCAAAGGCACTGCCTAAGGCCTTCACCAAGGTGGGCACAGAGGTGACGTTTCGCAGCGTTGCTGCAGGCGCTTACAACACCACAACCGGCACGGTTGCAGAGACCAACACCGACACCGAGCACACGGGCACGCTGAGCGATGTGACCCTGCGGCAGGTCAATGAGCTGATTCAGGCAGGCGACAAGATCCTTACGGTTCCGGCGTCTGAGTTCGCATCGCGGCCGGACAATAAGGACAAGATCGTCATCAGCACCGTGGTGCATCAGGTCATCACGATCAGGGTCGAGGAGCTGAACGGTGTAGATCTGCTGTATGAGTTCGTCTTGAGGGCATAGCGATGGCACGTCGTCAGATTCGGTTTGATCAGATCGGCAAGCACATGGAGGGCGAGGTGTTGAAGCTGGTTGCCGCGACGACGTTGGAATGGGAGGCACGCGTCAAAAAAGCAACGCCCAGGGGTCAAACCTCCCGGCTGGTCAATGGTTGGCAAAGCAAAATTGAGCGATTCCAAGGTGAGATCCTTAACAACATTGAATACGCCGAGCCGGTCATTTACGGGACGGCGCTACCTCCTTCATGGGGCGGCAAGTTCCGTACACGTCAAGGCACCATCAAGGGCTACCCGGACATCATTGGCAAAGAGCTGGAATCCTGGGCTCAGCGTCAATACAAAAAAATCGTGAGGGATAGCTGATGGCTGCTGCTGACCTAAACACCATCAGGGCAACCATTGAAGCCAGGCTGGCCACAGAGTTGGCAGGAAGCCCGGTCATCCCGGTGGTGTTCCACAACATGCCTTACACGCCGACGCCCAACAGCAGCTGGGTGCAGTGCCAAACGCAGTTTGGGGCGAATGAGTTTCTGACCCAGGGCGGCACTTCAGATTCAGACAATCGGATCGTCGGCCTTGTGATTTTCAATATCTTTTCAGCTGCAGGCGTTGGCCCTGGCGCAAATTATGTGATTGGTAAACGAGTTCGAGATTTGTATAATCGAATCAACGTGTCGGGGGTCTACTTCGACGCTCCTGAAGGCCCGCAGGCGTTGACTCCAGCACCTGAGGGTTACTTCCAAACCCAGGTCCGTGTGACCTTTGAATTCATCGAGGAACTCTGACCTATGGCTTTTTATCGAGGCGAGGAAGGGAGCGTTAAGTTTGACGATGCAGGCTCCAGCGCATCGGCGATCACCAGCACCCGGTCCTGGTCCCTGACTCTCGACAAAGAGGTGCTGAGTACCACCGTCATGGGTGATACCTACGGCGGCAACGTAGGCGGCATTATCCAGGGCACCGGCAGCGTAGAGGTCATTTACACCGCATCTAGCGGCGACGAGACAGCCGCATTTATTGATCACATCAACACCGCGACTGACGAAGGCACCGCGCTGTTTGAGCTGTTTTTAGACACCAGTGGCACCAAAAAAATTAGCTTTGACGGCGTGGTGAATTCTGCTGAGCTATCCGCCACAGTGGGCGAAATCGAGATCATCACCGTTAACTTCACAACTAACGGCACCATCACTACCGCTATCTGATCATGGCTTTTTATCGCGGACAGCAAGGCACCATCAAGTTCGACAAGGACGCAGCTGGTGCAGCATTGGGCGAGATCGCAGCCGTGCGGTCTTGGTCTTTCTCAGCAGAAAAAGAAGTGCTAGAAGTCACCGACCACGGCGACACCTTCCGGGCTTATGTCGGCGGTCTTGTCAGTGGCACTGGCTCTTGCGAAGTTCTTTACGACGCACCAAGCGCAGGTGACAAGCTTGATCTGCTGAACGAGGTTTTGACCGTAGAAGACCCGGCGAACGCAAACTTTGAGCTTTACCTAGACGAAAGTGGCGACAAAAAATTGTCGTTTGCTGCTCTAGTTACCGGCGCTGAATATAGTGCTACCGTTGGTGAGATTGAAGTGATCACGGTCAACTTCACCGCTAACGGTACTATCACCTCCGGTATTTGATGCCTGCGACACAACGAACCGTAGATCTGCTGGTTGGGGCGTTTGACCTCAGCCAGCGTCGGAAATTTGAGCTTAAAAATGCAGATGGGGAAAAGATCCTTGATCTTTACTTCAAGGCAATCACACGATCAGATCGCAAGCGGGCACAGAACACATCTACAAGCGAAGACGCCCTAGATGTGTCAACCCACATGCTTTGCCAGATGGCAGAGCTGGAAGACGGCACCAAAGCCTTTGCGGCGGCCGATGCAGCAAAGCTGCAGCGAGAGTTGCCTGAGTCGGTGCTCAATGAAGTTGAGCTGTTCTTGTTTGGCATCGGCGAAGACCTGAGCATAGAAGACGCAAAAAACGACTAAAGCAGGACAAGTGGACTTATTTTGAGTTTTTCTTGGCCTGCGAGCTGGGCATGACTGTGAGCAAGCTCCGCACTGAGTTGACTGACGCAGAGCTTGTTTATTTTGCTGCGTTTTACCAACTAAAAAACGAGGAAGAGCAGAGGGCAAGAGATCGCGCAAATAACGGGCGGCGGTAGCATTAGGCAATCGTCAGGGCCGTTCCGTGGCAGTTGAGTCCTCTGTACGCCTAAGAGTTGATGGCAGCGGTGCTGCTCAAGAACTTAACCGCGTCAACAAAGCGGCCCAAGCCCTGCAAGGGACTATTGGCAAGGTGACGGCTGCCCTTGCTGGTTTTGGAATTGTTGGTGGGGCTCTCAAAGGGCTGCAAGAGGCAGAAGACGCAGCTGCTGCTGTAAGAACGCTTGGCGTTAATTCAGAAGTCCTTAAAAAACGATTATCTGAAGTAAGCCGGGAACTGAAAGGGCAGGTCAGCGAAACCAATTTGCTTAAAGCGTCTTATGACGTGGCCTCTGCTGGATTCAATAGCGCAGCAGGTGCCTCTGAGATTTTGAAAGCATCGGCCCAGGGCGCAAAAGGCGGCCTGTCCGATCTCAACACTGTTGCTAACGCGACAACCTCTGTGCTGAACGCCTATGGCCTTAGCTCTGATAAAGCGTCCAAACTGGTTGATGGATTCATCCAAACCCAGAACGACGGCAAAATTATTGTTGCTCAATATGCCGCGCAAATTGGTCGCGTTGCTCCGACGGCTGCTGCTGCCGGTGTTGGCATTGACGAGCTGAACGCTGCAATCGCTGCCGTGACAGCAACAGGCGTGCCGGTTGAATCAACTTTTGCTGGCATCCGTCAGGTCATTGCAAGCGTAATTAAGCCGACCTCTGAAGCCTCTAAGAGGGCGAAGGAGCTGGGCATTGAGTTCAATACCGCGGCGATTAAACAAAAAGGTTTTGCTGGTTTCCTTGAGCAGGTCATTGAAAAGACCGGAGGCAGCGAGGCGGAGATTTCCAAGCTGTTTGGGAGTGTCGAGGCATTAACCGCGATCATGCCTCTGGTTAACGACCGACTTAGTAAATTCAACACGGCTTTAGAGAATCAGGAAAACTCTGCTGGGGCGGCGGCCGATGCTGCAAAAGAAATGGGCAACACGGTGTCTGGCCAGGTTGAGCGCATAATTAATAATATTTCTAATCTGGCCCGATCTTTCGATGAGGTGTTTGGGCCTGGGTTAAAACAATCGCTTGAAGATATAAACCGAGGCCTAGGCGCACTGATTGGCTTTGTTCGCAATCTTGACACTAATACAGTGAAAGCAGCTGCAAATATGCTGGGGTTTGCCGTAAAAATTAAATTAGCACAGGCTGCCTTTGTGCTGCTTCGTAAGGCTGCAATCGTTCAATTCTTGGCAAAAGCCATCCCGATGATGACAACGGCTAACGGGAAAATGGTGTTGCTTCGATTTTCAACGATCAAGCTGAAAGCAGCTTTTATTGGACTTAAGGCTGCCTTACCCTTTGGGGCGATATTGATTGGCATTGATCTTGTCATTGGCAAGATGTTGGAGCAGAATCGTTTGCAAAGTGAATTCAATGATCTTGTAGAAACAGGAGGCAAGAAGGCATTAGAAGCAAAGCAGGCCGAGCTTGCAGCGCAAAAGGCTGGAATTGAAGCGAAGCTGGCTGGACTAGGCCCGAGCAGAAATGACCGTGGCAGGGCAAAAGCTTTGCAACGCGAGTTAACAGGTGTTGATGCCGCAATGGTGCAAATTAGCGGCAGGCTGCAAACTATTGAACTAGAAACTGCGGCAGCTGCTGAAGAAGAGCGAAAAAGACTTGCAGCATTAAAGGCCCAATTTGAGGAACTATTTAATAAATCTACGACTGAAGGAGATACGGGCGGCGACGAGGCGGAAAGAATAATTCAAGCAGCTCGCGACCGTTTGCAGGCCGCAAAAGATGAAAACGCAGTTCTTAGAGAAACAGAAGAAGGAACACGCAGGGTAGTAGAACTTGATCAGCGCATTCGAGATATTAAAGCGCAAGAATCAGTTATCGGCAAAGATCTTGTAGAGCAACTGGTAAATGAAGAGCTTGTTAACTTCCGTTTGCTGGCACAGGATCGGCAAAGATTATCAGAGGCTGAAAAATTAAGGCAGCAGCAAGAGGAACAGGCGCGGCAAGCGCAAAGAATCGCTGACGAGTTCCAGAAAGGGGTTGTAGATGCAATCATGAGTGCCGTTGACGGGTCTAAAAAATTAAGTGAGTCGCTCAGCGGAATCCTTAAGCAGGTTGGCCGTTTGCTGCTCACGGGGTTGTTCAAAAAAGCAGGCATCCCGTTGCTCGGTTTTGCAAACGGTGGCCGCCCGCCTGTTGGCCGTCCTTCTGTGGTTGGTGAGCGCGGGCCTGAGCTGTTTGTACCCGATAGTGCCGGAACAATCATCCCTAATGGTGGATTTGGGGGAGGCGCAAATGTCGTTGTAAACGTTGATGCGAGTGGCACTAGCGTGCAAGGTGATGAGGGGCAATCTCGCCAGCTCGGTGCTCTAATTGGCGCTGCCGTGCAAGGCGAGATAATCAAGCAACAGCGACCTGGAGGACTTCTAAGCCGATGACTGCTAGCTGGGATTCATCCGTCAATCTGCAGCCCACATACGGCACGACTAAGGCCAGCCAGCCGCTAACCCGCACAGCGCGGTTTGGCAGCGGTTACGAACAGGTGGGCAGCCTGGGCATCAATCAGAATCCGAAGTCGTTCACGCTGACTTACAACCTGTCGGAGTCAGAGTCGGACACCGTGGAAACGTTTTTGGATGCCCGTGGCGGCACTGAGAAGTTCATCTTTACGCCGCCTGGCGAAAGCAGCAGCATCAAAGTCCGCTGCAGGGCATGGAACAAAACGATGACCACAAAGGGCCGCGTTCAGCTGACCACAACATTTGAGCAGGTGTTTGAAGCATGAGCACGCCGCAGTCGATCCAAGAGCAGCTGCAGTCCCTTGAGCCGTCAGCGATTATCGAGCTGTTCCAGCTGGAGCTGACCCAGGCTGTCAACGGCGTGGATCAGGTTTACTACTACCACGCAGGAACAAACGAGCTGACCGCAAACGTGACGTTTGGCGGGCAAGAATATACAGCGACGGCAATACAGGTCGATGGCTTCCAAGCCGCGACCAAGGGTGTGCTACCTAGGCCGACGATGCGGATCGCCAACACCGCTAATGCGATCTCCTCACTGCTGCTGCTTTACAACCCGCTACAGGCCAAGGTCACGCGGATCCAAACGTGCAAAAAGTTTTTGGACGCTGTGAACTTTACGGGTGGCACGAACGCCACAGCCGACCCCACCGCCAAGTTTGAGGATCAGATTTTCTACATCGACCGTGTTGCAAACGAGAATCCGCAGCTTGTTGAGTTCGAGTTAGCCAGCAAGCTTGACCTAGTGAACGTCGCGCTGCCACGTCGTCAGGTGATGGAGTATTGCCCCTGGGTCTACCGCGAGGAGAGCACCTGCGGCTACAAGGGCACCAACTACTTCGACATCAACAACAACCCGACCACTGAAGCAAACGATGTGTGCGGCAAGCGTTACACCAGCTGCACGCTGCGTTTCCCTGAGGGAGATTTACCGTTTGGAGGCTTTCCAGGTGCCCGACTTCAGATCTGACGCTGAAGCGCACGCTGCACGGTCTTACCCACGCGAGGCGTGTGGCTTGGTCGTTAATGGGCAGTATTGGCCGTGCCGCAACATTGCAGACGAGCCTGAGCATCGTTTCGTTATTGAGCCGAGGGACTACGCCGTCGCAGCGATGATGGGCAAAGTCGAAGCTGTTGTCCATTCGCACCCGCACGGTGGCCCTGCAAGTGGTTGGGACCAGACTGTCTGTAGTCAAGGCTCTGTGCCTTGGCACATTTTTAAGCTACCGGAGGGCAAGTGGTTGACTATCAATCCTTAGTTGGCCGCCAGTGGGAATACGGCCAGGCCGATTGCTTCACGATTGTGCGGGACTGGTTCAAGCTGCAAGGCATTGAGCTGCCCGACTACGAACGGCCAGAAAGCACCGAGACATGCGAAAGCATCTTCCTTGATGAGGCAGAGGCCATAGGGTTTAAGGAGGTGACCTTGCAAACCCGCCAGCCTGGCGATGTGTTGATTATGCGGATAGCAACTCGCACTCCGATGCACGCTGCGATTTTATTGGCCGATGAGCGGATCCTGCATCAGCGGCGAAATTCCCTAAGTGCGGTGGTGCCTTTGAGCAGATACTATTTGGCAAGGGTTGCGGCGGTCTTCAGATATGCAGCAAGTCATAAGACTGCTGGGTGATTTAGGCGAGCGGTACGGCGCTGAACACGTCTATCAAAACCTTCGGACGCCTGCTGATGCCATCAAGCTGCTGTGCATCAACTATCCAGAGTTTCAGAACGAACTTTTAAGTGCCCATGAAAAAGGCATCGGGTATCGCGTGTTGCAAGCTGGCGTTGATCTGACCCTAAATGATTTGCGCCTGCCGATCGGGCAAAACGACTTAATTTTGGCCCCTGTTGTGAGTGGTGCAGATGACAACCCTTTCGTGCAAGCAATTGTTGGTGTTGCATTAATTGGCGCTGCGTTTTTTACTGGTGGTGCAACTATTGGCCTGCTGGGTTTAGCAAAACCTATAGCCGTTAGCAGTGTTCTTGGAACTATCGGCGCAACGATGGTTTTGGGTAGTGTCACGCAGATGCTGTCACCGCAGCCTGAATTTGGAGAGGGTGGTTTCAGCACTAGGGGCGAGTTTCAAGCAACGCGGCCAGAGTCCGTCAATCGCGGCGCTGATGGTCAGCAGTCCTACGCCTACCTCGGAGCGCAAAACACCGTCGGCGTTGGCGCAACCATCCCGGTGGCTTACGGCAAGGTGCTGATCGGCTCGCACGTTATCTCGGCAGATGTTGACGTTGCTGATGAGTCTGACCCGGTCAAGAAAGCAACGAGAACGCCGAGCCCGGATACTGTCATGCTCAACGGCAACAAGCTGGAGTTTGGCAAGCGCAGAAACAACAGCGCACGCTGGAACTCGGTCCATTTTTTGAACAACCGATCGAACACAGGTGCCGACAGATTCGTCAATCCCTCAAAAGATGACAAACTGACCGCTGCAAATAATTTTCGTCTTGAATTCACTGAAGGGCCAACAAAAGCCCCCGGCGAGTATTTTGTGTTTCTTGAAGTCAACAAGCTGTTTGATTCTGTCAGCGGTCCAGGCTCAACAAAAACTGACGGATTCATTAGTTATATGATTGAGTCAAGACGCCTGCATACTGACAATATTCATGCTAGGGAGTCATTCACGATCCAAGGGCTAACAACTGATACATATCGCTGGTATCACAAGTTTGACCCAAACAAAGCACCAAATATTGATTTTTATAACCTCGACGTAACCATCCTCGACGCATCAGTTGATTCGTCTGTTGTGTTCATCATTCGGCACGGCTTCCGCCCGAGCATTTCCTAACCATGGCACTTAACTCGACCTCTAGCGTTCGGCTTGTTGACCTGCTGTGCGAAGGCCCGATCGAGGGTTTTGATGCAATCAATGAGCAGATCTTTCTTGACGAAACTCCACTGTTTACCGGCAACGATCCAAACTTTCCGACTGAGGATGTAGACGTTGACTATCGCCTCGGTGGACGAAGGCAAGAGCGTTTGCTGCAGGCAGGCAACGCAACAACCACAATCACAGGCGTTGCAGTTCAAGTTGGGCAAAACTATTCGGAAACAGTCAACGACAGCGATGAGGTAACAGCACGAGACTACGGCTCTGGAACTGTCATCAGGCAGATCGCCGATTCGGAAGTTGATTCGGTGCAGCTGTTGTTCACGGTTCCACGCTTGCTGTCAACAGCTGTTGAAGGCTTGGCGAAAGGTCAGCCGTTCAACGGCAGCTTGCAAATCCGCGTGTCAGTGCAGGCCCAAGGCGCTGCCTACAACGTTGTTTTTGACAAAACAATCACAGGCATTGCGCTGACCGACTATCAGATCAAAACGCCTGTTATTGAGCTGCCGCGTAATGCCAAAGGTGAGGGCTATCCGTGGAACATCAAAGTTGAAAAGGTAAACCTGGGTGAAGACCACTTTGAGGTCAAGTTTGCAGATTTTGAAGAGGTGCCAACAAACTCGCCGCTTGCAAACGGTCGAGCCAACCAACTGATTTGGTCGTCGATTATCGAGCGCCAAGAGATTCGTAGCGCCTATCCGTACACCGCTTGCGTTGGTCTTGAGCTGAACACCCGGCAGTTCAGCAACCTGCCAACCCGTGCCTATCTAGTCAAAGGGCGACTGGTGCAAATCCCGCACAATGCTGCGGTGCGCGATGACGGCAGTCTTGACCTGACGCAGGAAGTCGCGTTCGACGGCAGCACCCGAACGTCATGGACGACCTGCCCTGTCTGCATCTTTGCCGACATGGTGCTCAACGACCGCTACGGCTGCGGCAATTTTGTAAAACTGTCCAACCTCAGCTACACGGATCTATACCCGCTGATTCAATACGCGAACCAGCTGGTCACGAACCAAGACGGCACGACAGAGCCGCGCTTTGCCTGCAACGTTGTCATCGGTGATCGCGCAGCGGCTTACAACGTGCTGCAGGATCTCGCCTCGGTGTTTCGTGGGATGTCCTATTGGAGCAGCAACACCGTTCAGCTGGCTGCCGATCACGGCAATCTCGACGGCTCTGCTGTTGATCCGGTCCACCTATATACGAACAGCAACGTCATTGAGGGCGTTTTTAACTACACGGGTTCGTCGCTGAAAACCCGAAGCACCAGCATCCGCGTTCGATACAACGACCCCGACAACTTCTATAAGCCGAACTTTGTTGTTGTCGAAGACGCCGCGCTAATCACCAAATACGGCTATCAGGTCCGCGAGGTTGTCGCGTTTGGTTGCACATCACGCAACCAGGCGTACCGCCTGGGCCGTTGGATGATGGCGTCAGAGGAGCTAGACGGCGAAACCGTCACGTTCTCGACTGGCCTGCAAGGCGCAATCGTTTTGCCTGGTCAGGTCTTTGCTGTTGCCGATGAGATGCGGCAAGGCGCACGTATCGCTGGTCGTTGCAGCGCGGCGACGACAACGACGGTCACCGCTGACATCACGGTCACGTTGCCCGGCGGTGCTGGTCACACGCTCACCGCAACGCTGCCCGACGGCACGATTGAAACCAAGACGATTAGCAGCGTCGATGGCGTTGTCATCACGGTGTCGTCTGCGTTCAGCGCAGCACCGCTGGCTCAGTCGATTTGGTCGATACAGTCGTCAACCGTTGCCCATCAGAAGTTTCGCTGCATTTCGGTCGCTGATGGCGGTGATGGCACGTTTGCGATCGTCGGCGTCCAGCACAACGACAGCATCTATGCAACAGCCGACAACGCCGATGCGTTGGAGTACCAATCGGTAACGACGTTCGACAAGATCCCGACAGCTCCAAGCGGTTTGACCTTTGAGACGAAAGAGGTCCGCCGAAACAACAACGTTGTCAACGACGTGTTCTTCGGGTTCAAGCGTGACAACGACGGAAACATCAGCGGCTACGAAATCCGCTTCAAGGTCGGCGACGGCAACTTCGAGACCGTCAGGCAGACGACCAATGAGTTGAAGGTTGAAGGCGTCAAGCCTGGTTCGACTGTTACGTTCCAGATCCGATCAATCGGCCGCGACGGCACGTTCAAGCACTCGCAATGGGTTTCTGGTTCGTTCGTTGTCCCGAAAGAAGACCAAACAACTGAAGGCGGCACAACCGTTGTCGAGCTGCCGCCTGACCCGCAGGACGTACAGCTAGAGCCGCATCGCTCGAATCAAGTGATGGTTACTTGGTCTGTGCCGAAAGAGGGCCTGGGCGCAACCAGCGACAGGCTGAACGCTGAGATCCGCCACAGCTCGAAGACTGATGGCTCCGGCACTTG